CGTTGCGCCTTGCTTCATCACGGATGACAGATCGGACTGCTCGCTCTAGTTCAGTACCGGCAGGTATCAAGCCACGGTTACCACCGCCCATGAAATCACCCATCCGGATACCACCACCACCACCTACCGCCATCTCTGCAGCCGTAACGCCCATCTGTCCAAGTTGCCCACCACCGAGCGTTTCACGGCGTAGGGTTAGAGCGTCAGCGGTTGTCTTGGTATTGTCTGCAATCTTGCCTAGTATGCCGCCGATAGAGTCTCCACCCATGCCGCCACCAGTACCTTGAGCCCCGCCGAATATCATTCCTGGCGGTAACCCTTGAGGGCCTAACATCTCACGTATTGCACGACCGTATTCACCGGCAAGGTCAGGGACAGCCCCAAGGGCAGGCATTGGGAATCTTGGCGTTCTATAAGGATACATCGGGCGCTTTGTCTCTGGTGGTTGTAAATCTGCGGGGCCACTCATGCCAGCAATACCAGCGGATGGCGCTTCAGCAACAGGAACACCAAAGATTTTGAACGATGACAGATTCTTGATGACTTCTTTTATTTGGTTTTCAATCATCTGTGCTACTTCCATGATGTTGGTTTCTAAGCCACCAAACGTATTCATAAAGAATGCCTTGATGTTGTAGCCAATATCACTGAAAAACGTCATGATGGCTGGCCCAAGTTCTTGCAGTATCCTTGGTAGTTGAGCAAAGAACGCCAGTAGGTTAGCGGCTACATTTATCATTGCTTGCTGGAAGTTACCACCGGGGCCGAACGCACCAATGACACGGTTTAGGAAATCTTGGATTACACCACTCTTGCCGATGGCGCTAAACACTTCGCCTATCTGTCTACCCATCTCTGCGACACGCTCAATCAAGCGCATCGAGCCGCCTTCGGCACTACTGAAGATGTCAAGGATGCCACGGCCAATAGGTAGGAAGGCAGCGGTAAGCGCATCCTGTAGATTCTCGAAAGTAGTCAATGCGGACTGCGTAGCCTTCGGTAATTGTTCAAGGCCGGAGATAATACGCTTGATGGCTTCATCTGCTGTAATGCCCATCTTTTGGATGGCTTCAGTGGATGCTGTACCAAACGCGGAAACCAACACCTGCCGGATCTGCGGGACACGCTCGGCTATCTGATTGATTTCCTCAGCTGAGATTGCGCCCTTGCTGGCTATCTGACCGAGCGCCAGGATAACCCCGTCCAGTTCTGATTTACCTTTTCCAACCAGAGCAAGCGCATTACCAAAAGCCATCAATGCACGTTCGGCAGTCTGGGCGTTTAGTCCTGCGGCTTCAAGTTGTAGAACACCCGCACGAACCTCTGGAAGGCCCAACCCGGGGAGTTTGGCTATCTCCTGAAGCCTTCCCAGTTGGGCTTGTAGTTCCTGTGCATTCTTGGCATAGGCCGCCAAACCACGAACCTGTGAATCGTACGCCATGGCAGCTTGCACACCGGTTACGGCTGCAAAACTGCCTTGTGCTAACTCTAACAACCGGGTGGCATCTGCCGCAGTGCGGATTGCTTCACCAACACTTTTAGCCGACTGGCCTACCCGGCTCAAGGCACGAACAGCGGCGGCTTCACCAACTATCGATATCTTGGCTGTAAGTTCCGCTACTGTCATCATCGGCCTCCGAACATTGCACTCATCATCTCGACCTGTTGCTTTTCAATCTCTTGTCCGATCATAGCCACCTCGGCTATCTGGTCAAGGGTTAGGTCGGTCTCTGAAGGGTGCCGGTTGAGATACTTAACGGTGTAGTAGGCAACCTGACCGGCTACACCTCTGAGTCGTTTTTTGCGTCTTTTACCCGGCCTTGTAAGTCATCTGTTGGATACCAAGAAATGAACTCACCAAGGATACGAAAGAACGTTTGTTTGCTTGTACGTGCCAGATTACCGAATGCCCGTAGTGGTGATTCCTCAGCGCCATCTGTAGGGTCTGGCACATAGCACCGACCAAGCAGATAGATCTGATAAAGCATCGCTTCGGGAAACTCAGCAAATGCAACACGCAGGGTTTGCAGCTCTTTGGAATCTGGGAAGAGGTCTGCCGCCTTCGGTTCGCGAAAGCGGAGTTCTGCGCCATCTCCAGCGATGCTCGACAGGTCGACCACAAGGATTCCCCTGTCGGCATCTTTAGGGATTTGTTTAAGGTTACTTAGTGACATGGCTTAGTGTACTACGCCCAAGCGGTTGTCACTCCGTTAGCACCGAGCGTGATAGTTGCGGACTCAGTGACGGCTTCCTCGGTTGCTACGCTGATACCTGTAGATGTAACAACACCAACAAAAGTCTTAGCGGCAAGGCTTCCAGGCGTAAGAACAATCTGGCAATAATAACCATCTCTGTTAAAGAAGATAGGCCCGACCACGGAATCAACCAGAAACTCAACCTCAACGCTGCCGTTAGCCTTGGTTGCTTGCGCCTTGTTCTGAGTATCGCAAAGAGCGGAAACGTCAACCGTATTGACCGATGTGCTGAACCGCACCGAGCGAGCGATACAAGTGTAGGTGTCAGCGGTGAAGGCTGAAGGCGTACCGTCTTGATAGCCACCAAAGGCAACGGTAACCACGCAGTTTTCACCGATTAAAGCAGATGTACGTGTAAATGGCATAAGAAACTCCTATTGCTGTGTGACCATACGGTACACCGCCGTCACTCCAAAATCAGTCCGACCACCACTCTCCAAACCAAACGTCTGAGCTGTTGATTCCCTCCGGCTGTAGAACCGTGGAGTGGTACTCGAAACGTGAATATTGTCAAGCAGTGTGTCTACGCGGGACATGATAGCAGCGGACTGATTCATGCTTACCGCACCACTTGCAGTATCCCACACGGTGATTCTGTAGGTCGGATAAGTGAAAACCCGGCTACCGCATAGCACGTCTTGGTCTTGCCCTGCGTTACCTGCACGGTCAAAGACAATGTAAGGCGTGATCGGTTGCTTGCGGCTGATAGGGTCTGTCTGCGGGGCTATGGTGTTATAGACCCCCATCTGGAAACCATTAGGTTTATTGTCGGGAGCAAGTAAACCCATAAGCGTAGTATCGCCGGTTAGAGTTTCATAAATCCACTGTTCAATCACGGCTGGTTCAAATGCCATTACTTACCACCCTTCAGGATGACCTTACAAGCCGCTTGAAAAGACGGGGCTACATACTCCACAGCGGGACGCAGGAAAGGCCTCGCCGGTACGTGGTTTCCAGACTTCGATATCCAGCCCAGCTCCAGCGGTACGCCGTACTTTGCGCTTACAAATACTTCCGCAGATGTTGCGCCCGTCATTCGATGCCCGATGCTGTTAGCAAGGTATCCAGTGTCGTTGTTAGGCGGTGAGCCTGGAGGGCTTGACCAGTGATTGTCATACTGCTTGTACTTGCCGGAGCTTTTCAAAATACTAGACTTGGCTTCACCTTCAATACCAGCCGCAGCCTTCCCGACAACCTGTGAAAGTTGGCGTAGATTCTTCTGGTAAGAATCAAGCCGTACTTTCTTTAGGCTGAAGCTCATCTTTATCACGGAGCAAGCACCTGTATCTGTAAAGGCCCAAAGCGCCGCACCGTGGTTGACACCGTAAAGGAAACCGTGAGCCGGATGTCTGCCGCTGTCGGGTAAGCCGCCGGGTTCAACACCGACAAGATGCCTTGTGCGCTGTACTGCTTGGTCAAGGTAACCGATCCGGATGGAAAGGTATACGTAGAGCCGGTCTGGATGTTAGTAAAGGTTGCCCCAAGCGTACCTGTCGTGATGTCTACAGGGCTTCCTAGTTCGTCAACCAAGCGCACCACGTAGGAGTGCCAGTCTCCGACCCATGCGGAGACTTGCACGACCTGCTGAGGGTCTTCTGTCAAATCATAAATCAATGCCATTAGATATCCCTTACATAAATGCGGAGTGGCCCGAATATCTGCGTGTCGTTTGCCGTTGTTGACCTTGTGATCGTAGCTGTGTAAGTCCCCGGCGTGTTGGTTACCGCCGTAGTAAGCGTGAACGTTGCCCGCCCATCAGCTGCATAGGTTGCCGTGCAAGCAAGAGTGCTTACAAGCGTTGCACCGCTGTTGTAGATTTTAGCCGTAACCGTTGCACTCGTGATATCAATCCCTGCGCCGTTGTTGTCTACACACTGGATATCGATTCCGTGCTGTGCGCCCTTCTGGATGTCAAGCGGATCAGATGCCCCCAAGCCGTCAGCCTTGACCTCAAAAGGCCCCATGCGAACCAGAGCGGCATTTGTAGGTGTAACCAGTTCCGCGTTGACGTACTGCCCGAAAGTACCGGCTGTCGTGTGGCTTGCCCTTGCCTCATCCCATACCGCTGCGGCTGTCTGCGCTGCCGTCAAGCCACCACTACTCAGCGTGACCGTCAAGACCGCGCCGTTCGTGCCAGATGCTCCTCTGACCACGATCGTGACATCAGATGCGCCAGCAGCGAATGCGGCGTTAGGGACATCAAGCCGATACACACCCGGCACAAGGCTCGAATCAATCTCCGCAAAGCCACCAGATGTCCACGCACCTGTAGGTGTCTGCGTGACCAGCGTGATAGCCACAGGAGCCGACTGGTTGCGGACGTAGTATGCCGCTAGACCGGAGGTAGCAAAGGTCAAGCCTGTAGCACCGAGATAGAGTTCGATGCTTTGTGATGTTGAGCCGGGAGCGATTGTGATGGTAGACGCGTTGCGCTCCGATGGATAGTAGTAACTTGTGCCGGATGCCTGTACAGCAGTTGCACATCCAATATCTGGCACACCTGCACCACCTGACCACGTCTGCCCGTAGAGGTCGCTTGTGCTTGCGTAGGTTGCTAAACCTGCCCCGCTGTTGACGGAGCCGGTGAATGCACTAAACGGTTTTTGTACTGCTAAACCAAACAGTGAGGTATGCCCAAAGTCAAATTGTGGTGCGCCGTCAGTAACGGTATTTGTTCCAGTCGGTACTGTTGTATTTCCACCAGAGTTTATGCGGCGATTGTAATCTTCAACAATATTTGTTGCTGATGCACCTTGAACTGAACCAGCACAAATATGAAAAATACTATTTGTTATATAAGATTTTGACGTTATATTTCCTGTTCCTTGGAAATACACCGCGTTACCAATGGTGCCGGATATTAGTAAATTGCTCATAATGAGACCTCCACCAACACCGGTATTTGTCCAAATGCCATAACTTCCACAATTGTTAATATAGCAATTGCGTACAACTACATTAGTGTTGGTGTCAGTAGTAGTTGAGATGTACATCGCGACATAAGCACGATTAACAATACAGTTTTCTATTAGTACGTTTTTAACCGATATCAACCATATTGGTGGCCCACCAACACCGCCACCAGTTTCACTATTGCCAAAAAATATACAGTTTTTGATTGATGAGTTATTACCTGACCCACTGTAATAAATGCCTCCTTTAGTGGAGGAATGGTCAAAATATATGTTGCTGATATTGATGTAATCAAACGTCACGCCACCCCATAATTGTTGGCTAGTAGCGGCACTGTTATCGTTGATTAGTCTGTTAGTAATGCGTACCATACCCGGCGTAATTCCGGGAAACTGCGCCGCTGTAGGGTCACCGAAAAAGTTGGTCGCAGATGTATATGTGGCTGTCGTGGTGATGCTCTGGCGGTATGTGCCGGGAGCGATGTAGACCGTATCACCAGACGTAAACGCCGTACCAGCCTGCACGATACGTGCTAGGGTCTGCCACGCTTGTCCTGCGGCTGGGCCTGTTCCAGTGTTACTATTGTTGCCGTCTGGGCGAACGTAATAGATTGCCATTATTCCGCTGTCCCATTCACGATTTCAGCAGCCATCAACCACACAAATTGATTCACGATAGACAACTGCCAAGTAGAATCCTGTTGAGCCCACCAAGTAAATACAGATGTGCCATCAGGTCCAAAGTCTGCAATTGGTTCGTTTGCATCGTTTGTAATGATGCCTTTGACAATGTAGTCTGCCGGGTTCTGTGGGTTGTTTGTTATCTCAAGAGTTTCGAAGTTCATTTACCCACCTTCAAAGCGTTCATCTGCGTCCCACTAAACGGCATCGTGAGGAACGCCAGCACACTAGACACCGCAGCGGAGACACCCGCCGCTACCGCCTTGCTCCCGTACAGTGCCAGCACTGCGCCCAGCTCGGCAATGTCGTGTGCTTCGGATGTGCGGATGCCATCGCCGAACACCGAGGTAAATGCAGCTACGAAAGCCACGATCACAACGACCACTAACCTTTTGATTGATATGCTGTTCATTGCTTTGCCTCCAAGTGTGTAACGCGGGTCTTCAGTTCGCCGGTATCGGTCTCAACCTTGACCAGTCTATGCCCGTGGTCTTTGATCGTGACGCTGTCAATGTCGTTGCGCTTGTCCATCTTGTGCAAGAATTGCACGATGTAGACCAGTAGGCTAACAACCAAGCCCGCAACAAAGATACCTATTGCTGTCCACTCTGATGCGCTCATGATGTACGCTCCACCAGCCCTACGTGCTGTACTAAAAGTTCTGTCTGTCCAAAGTCTGTCCCGATGACATCGTAATAGCGGGCATCATCGCCTACCCGGTAAACCCTGTCCTGCGGCATCACGTCAGCACTAACAGCGACTATCAGCGTCCATTGTGCAGATGACTGGATGCCACCACCTACGATTGATTCTGTGTCGCTCTGGTTGGTTAGCCTGGCGTTGTACTCGGCAACCTTGCGCCATGTCTCAGTAGCACCGCCCCTGCCATCTTCGGTCAAGGTGAAGCGGTGAATCTCTACTCGGTCTTGGCAAAGGTTGCGTACCATGCCAGCGCTGATGGTTGCGCGGAGTATTGGACTCATGCAAACACCAACGGTCTGTATCGTTCAGCCATCGAAAGGCAGTGTGCTTTGAGTTGGGAAAGCTTGACATCGCTTGTGCCTTCCTTGGCATCAATGTCTGAAGCGCAGCGGCTTGCTTTTATCATCCACGCTTGCCGGGTTGCTGTCCTGACATCGTAGCGCTCAACGTTGATCGGGCCTTGGTCTACCCAAACAAGGGTAGGGTTGCTGGTGCCGTCTTCAAGACTGTAGCCCTTGAAGTGGTACGCCGTGTAAGCCGGGAAAGATGGTTGTGTCGTGCCTGACGTACCGGCAACCCTGCATTCGTAGACCCTGCCGTTGGGCGTTGTAGGCACTACACGGTCACCGACAGCATAGGTGGTGCTAACTGCCCAAGTGGTGAACCGTGAGTAAGAATCAAGGATGGAACCTATCTCGGTGGTGGACATCTGCGGATAACTTTGGGCATCTACAAATAGTGATACCTGCGCTATCGCTTCGGCTCGTGTCATCATGGTTTCAGTATCCCACACAAAGGAAAAGCCCCCGGCACGTCTGCCGAGGGCTTGAGATAAGAACCCGTTCGCTTTATGTAGCTGCGGATGCTCCGACGATAAGCGAGCCAGGGACACGGCTGGATGCCGTGGCATTGACGTTGCCGATGTCGAAAGCGGAGAAAGCAAAACGCTCAGTTGCCTTGAATGCCAAAGCATCCTCAACAAAGTAGCGCTGATCCGATACTTCAATCGTAACGGTTCGGCGATCACCGAATGCGGTACCCATGCTCAGGTCACCGAGCAAGATGTACGGCGTGGTTGCAGCCAAGACCTTAGACATATTCTGCACGAAAACCACAGGGTATCCGTAGAGCATAGGCGTAGGCCCGTAGGCATTTGCGATGTCGCTGATAGCGTTTCCACCGAGTGCATCGAGCAGTGGTGCAATCGCGTTGTACCAAATCTCCTTGTGCATAAACCACTTAGCGTTAGCGGCATACGTTGGGAGCTTGGCAACCATGCCCTTCAAGTTAGCAAGTGTTGGCGCATATGTGATGGTCTGACCGGTCGTGAAGACCTGAACGCTGGCGATGTTAGCCTTGGTGGCGTTCTGGTTGTAGACAGCATAAAGGATGCCATCAAGGCCGGAGGTGGAGTCTACAGCATTGTTGAAAACAACGCGGTCTTCTTCCTTAGCAAGGACGTATGCCATATCACGGGCAAGGGTTGCACCAAAGTCAATGATGCTATCTTCGGCCAACTCTTTAGAAACCTGAGTAAGAACCGATGGCTTCTTTGCAACCAAGTTGACCTGTGCGAAGGTCAAGTCGCTTGCAGTGATAGCCGTGTTTTCACCCGGATAGTAAACCGTTGTGCTTGCGGTTGCGTTCGGCACGTTCAAGACATCGCTGCTCATCGGATAGATGCGGCAGTTCTGCCGAGCAACTCCGAACTGCTCACGGAGGTAGATAAGCTCAGATGACAACGGATCCGGTACGGTGAAACCACCAGCGGTTGTCGTGCCTTCAGACTGTGCCTTCAGGTTGTTCTTGACCCACTCAGCGGCCTTGCGGTTGCCCATGATAGAGCGGCCCCACTGGCCCCAGCAGTACGCCTTGTAGTTGGCTTCATCACGAGTGCCGGAAAGTGGATTGCGTCCAACGCCGCCGGACTTCCAAGGCTGGTCTACTTGCGCTTCGGTTGCCACAGGGTGGCCTTGTCCGAGTGCCTTGATTGTCTCGATGCGCTCTTCAATGCCCTTGGCTTCAGCCATCAGGCTCTTGACCTGTGCAAGGTCACCGTTACCGGAAGCAAGCTCCCGCGCGGTAGCAAGCACAGAGTCTTTTTGATTCTGTAGTTGTGTCAGATTCATAGTTGTGTTAGCAACTCCAGACGAGCCAGTAAGTCCTGGCGCTCGTCATTGTCATGGGCTTTCGCCTCTACTACGATGACCGGGTTTGCTTCTGTCTGGTCTGCATCCCGCAGAGATTCCCAACACTCAGGAGCAAGTCGCTTTGCAGCTGACCGGCTAAGACCGACTGCATCCCGCAGTCGACGCTCTACACCCCGCAGGGATGCGGGTTGTATACACTTTTTGCCGTGCATGGCATACAAGCCCTTTGCACGTTCCGCGAAAGCATCGACCAAGGCATTAGCCATGTCGGCACTTTCGATCACTTCCATAGCACCAGAGAGCGCATCCCAGTAGGCTTCTAGGCCTTCGTGGATTAACTCACCTTCGGCCTCTTTGAATATCTCAGCGGCATACTCGGCGGCTGACTGCTCAGGCATTGGAGCCATGACCATCTCTTCTTCTTCATCCATCATAGGCTCCATGCCGTAGTACTCCTTCAAGGTTTTTACACTGTTACGATACTCGGCTGGTGTCGGGGTAATCGATGCTTCGGCGATAGGCCAGCGGGTAATCTCAGCGGCACCGCCCATGCTCTTGCGCTCTACCAGATGACCAGCAGCACCAGAGGAAAAGCCCATCTTGCCTTGCTTGCAGAGCTTCGCAATCATGCTGCCGTATTCGTCGGCCATGTCTAGCTGCGCTTCGTACCATAGCCCGACATCGTCCATCTTGATGTAGCCTGTACCGATGCTCTTCTTTCCGACAGCGGCATCCATGCCGTGGTGGTAGTAGACGTTGAGCGGTACGCGCTGACCCTTGGAAACCGGGAAGCCGTAGTCGGTTGAAGCGGTGAAAAAGTCACCTTCAAGATCGGATGTCTTAGCATCGCCAAAGCGAACCAGGTAGCCCTTGACGTAGCCTAACCGGTCGCTCTTGATACCGTCTACAGAAGATGTCAGCAAGTCCATGGCTTCACTATCCCACATACCTAAATTAGGACTTCTGATTGATCTTCAAACTCCGGGATTATGTTCAGGTATTCAACACGTACGTTTTTATATTTGGATAAAGCCTCAACGATATCTACTTGGACTGGCAAAACGCTACCCATAATACCTAGAGCATTCATAAGTTTTTTGGTGTTTGCTACGTCGTTCAATGGTTCTAAATAGCCATCAAAAAATAGTCTTTGATTGTCATAAATCAAATTAGACTCTTGACCACTTACGATTATTGTTGCGATGAACATAGTACGTTATCCACCATAAATTTGAAGTATTCAAAGTCACGCTCAGCAAATGCCAGAGGGTCTTGAAGTAGGAATTCAATTCCTACGGAGGGAACTTCAGCCCCGGTGAACGATAAGTCTGACATAACTAGACCAGCATAATCTCTGCCCCAGTTATCGACTTTTACTAATCCCTGTGGATGCAGTTGAGGTCTATCAAGTCGTGTTCTGTAGTTATAGAATTGCGTTGTTGCTTGCCGTAATTTTGAATTATTGAAATCCAAATAATGAATAAATTCATGTCCCATAACAGCAACGTTGTCATCTGAAAATGTAGCCTTACTTACAGCAATTACATTATGTTCTCGTGCGTACCAGCCACCTACACCTTGTCTAGCTTTACCCTCAACAATAAATAATTGATTTGGTTTAACTCCTGAAGACACAGGTAGAACAGCTTTTAATGGTCTTTCGTCAATCCATGAGACCACGGTTTGCATTTCACTAACCCAGTTTGCGTGATCTGCGTCACTTGCGCTGGCGGTTTGATGAGTACGTGTATTAGATTTGTTGACCTGTGTCTTGTATATGGCTTGATTAGGTGAAACATATTCAATTTGTATAGGTTTTTCAGACTTCAAGGCTTGATACATTGACTCAACTCTAAGTTGTTTCTGTTGATTTATTTGATTTGTGAGACTTTCAATTTGTTTACTTAGTACAATAGTCTCTGGTTTTGCAGCATAGGCTCCTATCTGTAAGAATGCATCTAGATTAAATTCACCAGGTGTATCTTCTGGAACAACTAGTAATGATTGATATTGATCATCAAGGACTTTAAGTTTTGATCTAAGATCAGAGATAGTTTGTTTTGATGTCGCATCAATATCGCGCAACTTATCTCGCAATCTTTCAGCTGTTCTGGTGACAGGTTGCGCTTGCTCTATGACCTGTACTTGTTGAACTGGCTTTACAATCTCAGGTTTTACTTCTACTGGCTTAGGTTGTGGCTTAGGTTTTTCAACAACAGGCTTCGGTGCTACCGGTTCTGGTTTCACTACTACCGGCTTAGGTTGTTCTATCGGCTTAGGCGGTTCTATAGGCTTTGGTTGCACAACAGGTTGTGGTTTTACTACTGGTTTAGGTTGTTCTATAGGCGCAACAGGTTTAGGTTTTGGAGCAACCGGTGGTTTAGGTTTAGGTACAAACGGTTTAGTTGGTATTCCAAAATCACGTAATGGTTTTACGCGTGTCGTTGGCCCCCAATCACGATTTGGCACAACTTCGACCATTTCATTTAGCTTCATTCCATTCAGATACATTTCGTATCTTTTACGCCCCATGATGGCAAATTTATCTTCTCTAGTTAATCCAGCAAGAATGCTTTCAGGCGTGGCCACCTCTGGGCGGGTATCAGGGATGCTGTCATCGCCCGTAATCTCAGCCCATGAAAGCGTCTCCGGTATCATCACACACCGGCAGTTAGGGTGCGATGGCATGATGGTATCGGTAGCCTGCAAGGTGCCAGAGAGAGCCAAGCAAGCAAGGCACACCCGCGCATCCTGCGTAGCCTGCCGCCGGTATCCGGTCACTGCGCCATTCTCCGTATACAGTTGCCGCTGTGCTTCACGGCTTGCGCGTATCATCTCAGTACGTGCTATCGTCTCTGCCCTTTGCCTACCGATGTCAGCCGCCTTGCGTACCCGCCGTGCTACCGTGCGCGGACCTTCACCAAGGCTAATACCCTGTACCAAAGCCATCTGCATAGCATCGGTGGTTACTTGGGGGATTGTTGCGAATAACTCAGCCAAAGGTGAACCATCGCCAGCGAACCCGACAAAGGCTTGGAGGCTTTCGTCAGGAAGACTTGTCCAGCTAGTACCAAGGGTAACCCCGGCGGGCTTTTTACCCGCTGCCGCTTCCACAAGGCCTGGCGTTGCATCATTAGCAAGTATGGCACTTTGTAGCTGTCCATCGGCTGTAATCACTGCCCCCTCTACACTGAACTTTTTGAGGTTCTTTCCAAGCTGCTCAATGTTATCTATGATCCGCTGACGCATCCAGAGTATGGTTTCGCTTGGCGGCTCGCCGCTTGCTTCACGCTCGGCAATCCTACCCTCCAGCGCTTCAAGCTCATCGATGCTGGCCTTAGTTGCGGCCTTGTATGCACGTTGCATACGGCTGATGGCTACGCCTTCACGCTCTAAAAGGTCGTTACGATACTTCTGGGATGCGGCATAAATCCTGCCCGTGCCTGTGTCTACTCGCTTGAGCTGGCCTCCAGCTCGTACCCGTAAAAAGGGTGGCTCTTATACACTACCCCCGGAGTGCATACGTGGTCGGTGTCAAGGCTCTTGCCGTCAGGTTGCATTGCATCCCGCTTGGATGTTGACCAGCGGTACCCGGCATCGCCGCCCCATAAGTCCCAGGCTACACGCCCCGGTGAGGGGAATCCTTCCTCCCCAGCGTTGAAGCCTTCGGCTTGTTTGTCTACTTCATGGCGGCTAAAGAATGAGTACATCCGGAGGATAGTATCCTCGCTCAGTTTCTCACCATTCACGATTTGGTTAGCCCTTGCAAGGCCTACGCGCGTCCCGCCATCGAAACCTTCCGCCTTCCAGTCAAGCGCCCGTTGTGCCGCTGTTCGCATTGCTTCAGTTGGTCTAAACTTGACATCGTAAGACCGTACGGCTGCACCATCAAAGCCGCCGGTGCTTTGTACGGGGATTGCCGTTGGGTGTAGCTGCCCTTCATCTTCCGGCACGGCTTCTAGACCGGCTATGCGCTTGGCTTCAGCCCTATCAATGATGCCAGCCTTGTATAGTTTCTCGGCTCTTACCGCTTCCGCTTGCATATCGTCAGCAAGCGCCCG